CTTAAAAACTTGGGTCCCTCCGAACGGTGACGGTTGGCATCAGCCTAAGTAACCAACCACCTAATTTAAGACTATTATCATATGAACTGGAGGGTAATTATGGATAAAAGCAGTAGAGAATATAAATTAAAGCTAGCAAAAGAAATAGAAATACGCAAAGCTATTGCTGGCAAAAAGAAAGATTTAGAATATATAGCTGATTTTAAAAAATTTTCAAGCGAACGATTAAAAATTATTACTAAAGACGCAGCACAAGGTTATATACCTTTTAAGTTTAATCAAGCACAACAAAAAATACACGACGCTGTTGAAAAACAATTAAAAAATAAAGGTAGAGTAAGAGTATTAATTCTTAAAGCTCGTCAGCAAGGTATATCTACATATACGGCTGGAAGAGTATTTTGGAAAACTTTGTACACTCCTTTTACTAGATCAGTGGTGCTAGCGCACGACAGTGCAACATCTGATGCTTTATTTACAATGAGCAAGCAATTTATTGAAAGAATGCCAGATGGTACAGCTCCTGAATTAGTTAAGTCTAACGCAAAAGAAATTAAATTTGCTCATAATGACTCAGGATTCAGATTGTATACCGCGGGTTCCCCAGAAGCTGGGCGAGGTACTACACCCACAATATTGCATTGTTCTGAGGTAGCTTTTTGGCAAAACCAAGGTAAAATTTTAGCTGGATTGTTTCAAGGTGTTTCTAGTGCTGATGGCACAGAAATTATTTTAGAATCTACAGCTAATGGCGCCTCTGGCTCTTTCTACGAAATGTGGAAAAAAGCAGAACAAGGCTTAAATGACTATGTCCCGGTATTTTTGCCCTGGCATATGACATTAGAATATACTATGAAAGCCCCGGAAAGTTTTGTTAGAACCAAAGAAGAAGAAGCATTATCTGAGTTGTATAATTTAGTTAATGACCAACTTTATTGGAGACGAATGAAGATTGGCGAATCTGGTTCAACAAAATTTGCCCAGGAGTACCCTGCAACTTCTGAAGAAGCGTTTCAAGTATCAGGTGCTAATGTATTTGATATTGAAAAGATTCAAAAATTAAAAATTGAATCCGCCACAAGTATAAGAAGTTTTAATCCCCAAATGATGTCTTGGGATGAGCAAAGAGAAGGGCACCTTGAAATATGGGAAGCCCCTAGCTTTAAAGAAAAGTATATTATTGGAGCTGATGTTGCTCTTGGTGTAGGACAAGATTATAGCGCTGCTATAGTTATGAACTCAAAAAGAGAAGTAGTCGGTTTATACCGTAATAACAGAATAGACCCTGCCGCTTTTGGCAAAGAGTTATTTTATTTAGGACGTTATTTTAATAACGCACTTTTAGCTGTTGAATCTAATTCAATGGGCGTAGCTACTCTTCAAAAGCTGAAAGATATGAGTTACGTTAACATGTACTTTCAAACAAAGATTGCTAACATTTCAAATGAAGAGGGAGTGAGACTAGGCTTTAGAACAACTAGTGCATCTAAACCCGCTATCATAGGCAACTTAAAGAATTGGTTATTTGAAGAAGAATTGGATATTAAATCTTCAATAATTACCCAAGAACTAAAAGATTACTTATCTGATGATAGAGGTTCAACCGGCGCAGGTCCTGGATGCTTCGATGATTCAGTAATGGCTTTAGCTATTGCTTGCGAAGTTTACCGAACACACATTGATAAGTTAACAAATGATAGAGTAGGATTTGGTAATATGTATATACCAGAAACTAATAACAATTGGATTTAGGAGACACTATGTCGAAAAATATTAATAAAATAACAGATGAAGAGCTAACAGGCCTGATTAACGACGCTATTCATCAGTCAGTAGGTTCATTCTCTGATGGTTCTGAAATATCAGAAGCAAGAGAAGAAGCTATTAACTATTATACCCAACAGCCAAAGGGTAGGTTAGCGCCGATGGGAGTTTCTAAAGTTGTATCATCAGATACTGTAGAAATTGTAGATTCATATTTAGCAGTTATATCAGAATTGATGTTAAGCAACGGGAAAATAGCTAAATTTAACCCAATGGACCCAACACAGTCTAAAGCTGCAGGTATAGCTTCCGATATTACTAATCATTGCATTTTTGTTAAAAATAATGGTTGGGTAGAACTAAATACATGGATTAAAAGTGCTCTACTGTTTAAGAATTCAACTATTCGCTGGAAGTGGGTAGAGTCTTCTGAACACAAAGTAGAAGAATACGAGGACTTAACTTCGGAACAACTTGATGTTATAACTGCAGAAGATAATGTAGAAATTATTGAGCTAGTAACAGCCTCAGAAACAATTGAAGGCGAAGAAGTTGAATATTATAAAATAGCAAAAATTAGGCGAAAAATAGATACGTCTAAAATAGAGCTAGAAAATATTCCTCCTGAATCGTTCATGATTAATCGAACAGCTACATCAATAACTAACTCTAAATTCGTAGGAATCCAAACCGAAGTATCTTTATCCGATCTTCGCGCGCAAGGATTTGACGTATCAGACGACTTGGCAACAGAAGGTGGAGAGTCTTTTGCGGGTCTTAAAGGTAACTACGGCGAAGACGCTCATAGGCAATCGGCCAATGGTGTTTGGGTAGGAGAAGAGGACGATATTCTAGGAGCTTCAAACCGAGAAATTACGGTTAGTGAAGTCTGGATGAAGATTGACAGAGATGGTGATGGTATTTCTGAGTTGAAGAGGTTCATAGTGGCCGGTAACGAGATTTTATTAGAAGAGTATGCTGATAGTATACCTCTAGCTAATTTGAATCCTATCGAGATTCCATATGCCTTCTACGGGTTGTCTATCGCAGACGTAACTCGATCCGCTACAGAGATTAAAACGGCTATTACTCGAGGCATGGTAGAAAATGTATACTTGACAAATTATGGTCGAGTTCTTGCAGATCCCAACACGGTAGATTTCCGTGCGCTTCAGAGCCCCGAGCCTCACCAAATTATTCCTACTAATGGTAGCCCGATTGCCGCAGTGCAACCGCTTACCCCGGATTCTCTGTCACCCTCGACGTTCTCTTTGTTAGAATTTATGAACAATGAGAAAGAGCAAGCAAGTGGCATGACGCGCGCAGCGCAAGGAGTTAATGAAAAACTATTTGATTCCGGTAATTCGGCGGGTAAAGTAGCGCAAGTTCAAGCAGCTTCACAAAAACGTATTGCGTATGTAGCACGTAGATTTGCTGAGACTGGTTTTAAAGATTTGTGTCGTGGTGTTTATGGTTTGATACTAGAAAATGCTGATGCAATTATGAAAGACTTTTCATACTATGGTGTTACGCCTAAAGACATGATGCCAATTGAAAGTGTAACAGTTGATATTGATGTTGGTCCTAATAGCAAAGCTAATAGCCAAGAAAACATGATGATGTTAGCTACGCAAATTATGCCTATGTTATACCAAGCACCAGAAACTAAAAGTGTTATTAATCCTGCTTCAGGGTTTAACATTGCTAAGCAACTTATGGATTCAATTGGTATTGAAAATTGGACTGACTTTATTGTTGATCCGTCAACACCACAAGGCCAACAGCAAGCACAATCTGTAGCCCAACAACAAGAAGCAGCAAGTGCCGAAGCACAGAAAGAGCATGAGGTAGAACAACAAAAACTTATGCTGACTTTGCAAAAACAGATGGCTGATATTCAAAAGAAGCAAGCTGATATGGAACTTGATAGGGCTAAGTTTGAACATATGGTCGCTAAAGACAAAGCAGAAATTGCCTTAGAAGTACAATCGGGCAGACCTACTAAGATAGGTAATTAATTCATGAAACGGAGGTCAAATGGATAAAATAGAACTAGGGACCCATGCCAAAATGATTATAAGCAATAAGGCTTATAACATAATCTTTGAAAAAGTCAGAGAAAAGTATTTGGTGGCATGGAGCCAGACAGGTTCACATCAAACAGAACTACGAGAGACTATTTATAATACTGTTGTAGCACTAACCGATGTGAAGAAAGAAATAGAGTCGTTAGCAGTTGCTGGCGATAATGAAATATTCAAGAAAGAACAGGAGGATCTAAATGGATGAGTTTACACTAAGTGACTTGGAAATGTTCAAGTTAGAAAAGAAAAATATACTACGTGAAATGCGCGGAGCAACAAACCGCGGAGGGCACGGTCCAGTTATTAGGCAACTACTCGAAAAACTTACTTCGGTGCAAGTTCTTATTGCACGCCTAGAAGATATAGTTGAGCGTGAGTCTAAAAAACAGGATGTTAAAAAGGTTAATAAGGAAGCAGCGCCTACTAAGAAAGCTGCTACCAAATAAAGAATAATCTATAGGAGGATTATATTATGTCAGAGAGTTTAGAAACTACCCTAACAAATGGTCAGGATGTTAATGTAAATTTGGTTGATGAAGATGTAATGTTAGAAGGTCTAGCGGACGACTTTTTTGGTGATGAACCGAAAGAAGATCTATCCAGCGATGATACTGATAACGAAGTGGAGGAAGCAGCAGAGAGTGATGAAGCTGAGGCGTCCGAGACTGAACTATTAGAAGACGAAAGTAACGATGATAATCTAGAAGCTGAAGAAGAAGAAACTGAGGAAGACTCAGACGATTCTGAAGAGGCGGAAGTTGATACTGAAGAACTAGATATGGAATATGAAGTGCCAGTTAAAGTTGATGGTGAAGAATATGCTGTACCTATGTCGGAACTTATCAGGGGTTACCAGACTGCTCAAAGCTCTAACAAGAAATCCATCGAAGCCAGTGCACAGCTAAAAGAAGCTAAAGTACTTGCGGAAGAAGCTACTTCGCTTAAATTACAAAATGCTGAATTGCTCACTAACCAAGTTGATAGTGACGCAATACAGTTAGAAGCGTATGATCGTAAGATACAGCAATTAATAAATGATGACGATATGTTTGAATTGCCTAAATGGCAAGAAGCTAGACGTAATAAAGCTAAAGAACTTGATTCTAAAAAGAAAGAAGCTACCCGTATTAAAGACGAAGCCACTTCTGAAAAGACTCAAGCGGATGCAGCTACATTGCAGGCTAGCAAAGAACAATCTATATCAGCATTAGACAAGGAACTACCAGGCTGGCAAGATAACTACGAATCCGTGGTTAACTGGGCAGTAAAAGACTTAGGCTTTCCTGAGTTTGCAAACATTATAGATCCTAAAGTTATTGCATTAATGTACGATTATAAAAATTTAAAAGACAGCAAAAAAGTTGCGGTCCAAAAGCGTAAGAAAGCTCCTACTAAAAGTGTTAAGGCAACTAAGCCTGTGAACAAAAAGGCTAAAACTAGTGAGAAAGAAAAAGAGCTACGCAAAAGAGTCTTATCAGGCGACGCTACGGAGAATCAAGCTGATTCTTTCCTAGCCGGAATGGTAGACGGAATGTTTAGCAATTAATCTTTCTTATCTCTTAACAATTGTAATATTTTATAGGAAAAATTAAAATGGCAATATTTAGAACGGAAGATACCAAGGGTAAAAAGGAAGACCTGGCATCTTTTATAACTATGATCACTAGAGACGAGACTCCGTTCTTGTCTTCTATTGGTAACAAAAAAGCTACAGCTGTCTTTCACGAATGGCAAACTGATGAGCTAGCGGCACCCGCTGCAAACGCGCAAGCTGAAGGTTCAGACTTCGCGGCAGGTTCTGTTGCAAATATTAGCACAGTTCGTGCTGGTAATTACTCACAGATCCTTACTAAGCATATCCAAGTGTCTAAGACTCTTGACAGTGTTTCTAAAGCTGGACGCAATTCTGAATTCGCGTACCAAATGAAGAAAAAAGGTACTGAGCTTAAGCGTGACTTAGAGCATGCGTTAGTTGGTTCACGCCAAGTAACTAATGGTTCTGGTGGAGCTGATGGTGTTGGTGCTAACGCTGGCCGTACTATGGCTGGATATCAAGCGTGGGTTCCTGCGTATAACACATGGGACGTTTCTGCTTCAACTCCGGCATTTGCTTCAAGTTCTCATGCAGCTGCTACAGGCGCTGCTGCGGGTCTTACAAGTGCTGCTGCTACTGCTGGTACTCACTCACTTGCTTTAAGTGATGTTGATGAAGTAATGCAAAGAGTTTACGAAGAAGGTGGAAAGGCAACAGTACTTATGATGTCTCCAAGTCAAAAACGTAACTTCTCTGCTTTAGCTCAAGCTGTCACAGGAACTCGTCGTAACCTCGATGAGAAAGGTTCAATCAGACAATCTGTTGAATTATACGAAAGTGACTTTGGCTTAGTAAAAGTTGTGCCTAACTACATTCAAGGTCTTGCTAGTAGCATAGACAAGAGTGATGGACTAGGTGGAGCTACAGACGTTCTTGTCTACGATCCAAGTTGGTGGTCATTAGCTACTTTACGTCCTCTGCACACAGCTGACGTTGGTACACAAGGTGATAGCACAACTGCTATGATGATTGAAGAGACTACTCTAGAATGCAGAAACACATTTGCATCTGGAATGATTTCTGGAATCGGCGTAATCCAAGCGTAAGTTTTATTTGGAAATATGGGTGGCCCTACGGGGCTGCCTCTATTTAAATGTATTGTATTAGTATATTTAAGTAGAGGTATTCAACCTTAAATCGGAGAATTAAAATGAGTAATTTTATTAAAGATACGTATGGTAAGAATGGAGAATTTAGGGCCACACAAGATGTATCGGCTTATTTAGACTATGCTTCTAAATCACGAGCAGCCTCAAAAAGTATGTTTGCTAACCAAAAACAAAATTTTAGATCATTTGCTATTATTCCAGATATAGTAGCTGTAGATATAAAAACTAAATTTGGCATAGATGTACACGACTCGCAAAATAGTGCTAAAGATTTGCAAAAGATTAGAAATATAGTTATACAGAACTACCCCCAATTATTGACGGGTAATATTATTAAAAACCCCAAAGGGAGATAAATTATGGCAGCAGTAACTAACCAAGCTACTCTACGCACAACCGTAGCAGATTGGCTAAATCGCTCTGACTTGACAAATGCACAGTTAGATCAATTTATTGAAATTGGCGAGGCTAAAATATACGAATTGTTAAGAGTGCCGGCGTTAGAAAAGACCGTTGTTGTTACTGTTACCGATTCTCGTATTACTATTCCTTCGGATTTTATAGAATTAATTGAAATTAGAAAAACTGGCGTGGGCGCGTGTAGTGTCAACCCGTCTAGTAACACAACTCCAGCTTTATGCGCTTCTGCAAATGGAGTATGGACAAGCACAAGTAACAACGACGATGTTGTTTTAAATAGAACTGACACTAGAAATATGTTTAGTTCCGATAAGCACTCTGTAGCAAATGCTTTTGCTAGGGACGGCGGAGAATTTGTATTAACAGATATTTCTGGAAATGTCAATGCTTCGGGTGCTTATATACTTAAATACTACAAGGTAGATAATGCCATTGGGGATCTTTATGCTAATGGCTTAGTGTTTAGGTCTCAAAGTACATTTTGTGCATCTTTAAAAAGGCAGTCAAATGATGCCGCGGGAGCTTCGTTTGCCGCTTATTCGCCCGCTAATGGTTATGGAGCTTGCACAATTAATTACGCCGACGTAGAAAAAGACAGCTGGCTGTTAAATGACTACGAAATAGTTTTATACGCTGCTTTATCAGTAGCATCAGAATATTTAGGAAATGATGGGGATGCTGCAAAGTTTAATCGCCTGTTTATGGAACAAATAGCAACTACAAATATAAGAGCCAGTAACGCAGAATTAAAAGGCGCAAATGTACATATGCGTTTTCAAGGGTTCCAAGGCTTATAATTAAGGAGATACACTATGGCAAGAAATTCATTTTATGAAGGATCAGTAGCCGAGCAGGAACTAATTGCAAATTCAAGTGAAGACGCGCGTTTAGCTGGAGTTTCAGCAGCAGCTGCGGCACAAAGTGCAACAGCATCAGCAGCATCATATGACTCATTTGACGACAGGTACTTAGGACCAAAAAGCTCTGCCCCGTCAGCAGATAATGATAGTGCCTCTTTAGTAGAAGGCGCTTTATATTGGAACAGCTCTTCAGACCAAATGTTTGCTTGGAATGGTTCTGCCTGGGCGGCATTAATACCAACAAGCACCAACCAAGGACATATTAATGTTGTATCTGGTATTCAAGCTAACGTAAGTACAGTAGCAGGAATATCTAGTGATGTTACAGCTGTTGCAGGTATATCAGGTGATGTTGCACAAGTAGAAAACATTAAAGCTAATGTTACTACAGTAGCAGGAATAGCCAGCAATGTAACTACAGTAGCAGGCATATCTAGCAACGTAACAAGTGTTGCAAATAACACTTCTAATATTAATGCAGCCGTAAGTAATGCTAGCAATATAACTGCAGTAGCTAATGACGCAGCGGACATTGGTGCTGTTGCATCAAAAGCCACAGAAATTGGAAGATTAGGAACTAGCGCAGCCGTAGCAGATTTGGCTATTTTAGGAACAGATGCTATTGTTGATGATCTGGCTATTTTAGCATCTAGCTCTATTGTTGCTGATATGGCAATACTAGCCACAAATGATATTGTAGCAGATATGGCTATTTTAGGAACAAATGATGTTGTAGCAGATATGGCTATTTTAGGAACAAATGATGTTGTTGCTGACATGAACGTATTAGGTACTTCAGATGTTGTGTCAGACATGAACGTACTAGGTACTTCCGCTAATGTAGCTAAAATGAGCACAGTAGCAGGCATATCTGGAAACGTAACAACTGTTGCAGGTATAGCTAGTAATGTAACAAGCGTAGCAGGTAATGCTAGTAACATTAACTCTGCAGTATCAAATGCGAGTAACATTAGTGCTGCTGTAAATAATGCGACAAACATTAATACCGTTGCAGGTAATAACACAAATATTAATACTGTTGCTGGTTCTATTACAAATGTTAATACAAC